AGATACCTCAGTACCTGTATTAGCGTCTGTAGGATCGCTGGTAAACAGACCCAAATAGACCGTTGTTGGACTGGTATAGCCTGTATTGCGTAGAGTAGCGTTAATAAGCGCGTTCTCTAGGTAGTTCGACATTTCTGCCATGATTTCACCTCACGTTGTAAGACATTGACATAGGTTGACCGCTGTACTCACTCGACTGGTCAGACGTATTGATAGCCGCTATCGCACGTTCGTACAAAGCACCCCAAGTCTGCAATCGAGCATCATTCATCAGATACGGCTCTGCTTCCCCTAACGACGCATATAGCAACGCATCAGGATAGTTCGCTAGGAATACATTACTCGTGTTCGAATCACTCAATAGCGTAGGCTTAGAGTAATACAACATTTGCAACGTATATGCGGTATCTGGAATCGGAGCTAACTGAATCTCTGAGCCGAGAATCGTGTAGTCCACAGGTCTGCCACTCTCGGTAGTCCTTGCAGTCTCGTAGAAGCTGTTAGGAGCCTTGTAGCGCAACGTAAACACAGGAGTTGTGTTCAGGTGTATATCGCGCATCTCTAGGAAATCAGTCGGTAATCCAACCGTCGAGTCACCACCAGTCGTAGTCGCTGTGGCAACCACAAGCATCTGACGAGTACGGATGTCTCGTCTTAGCCGTTCTTCCGCTAGTCGGATAAAGTCAGGAATGACGGTAGTTAAATCACTACGAGCCAGATAGCTTGCTACCGTAGTCTTTAAGTCCGAATAGGAAGTAAACGGCATATCATTCCTCTAATTGCTCAAAATCTTTCCATCCGTACTCATAGGTTCCTATGTGTCGAATGTGCATAGATAGCTCATGGTCAACGTAGGTCTGGAATCCCTCTGAAGCAGCTTTAACGCAGAAATAAACGTCCTCACCACATACCCCAGACTTACCCCATCCAGCATCAAACCAAGGTCTACCCGTCTTTTCAAATACCTCTTTGCGAATCAGTACAGCACCAAATCCAACCGCTGTAACTTCCTCAATGCCCTGCTTGCCACGACTATCAATGTTTTCCCATTTATGAACGAGAGTCTCCCCATCCATATACTTCGTCATTATCTTAGCCGTAGGTGTTACAGGCTTCCTTCTCGTAGTCGCATTAACGCCAACAATCGGCACATTACGACTCAGCAGAATGGTAATGATGTCAGGAGGAAACCGCATATCGCTGTCCACAAAGAACAACGCATCACAGCCTTCTTTCAACGCTACCTCTGCCAACTTCTCACGCTGGTCAAATATCAGCGTTCCCGGCATTGTGTAAAGACTCAACCCGCCTTTACCATCTTTGCACCTGACAGACGCATCATGTGCAGCCATCTTCGCAAAGTCAAACGCAAAGCCCGTATGTACTTCATCCCTACAGGGAACACATACACCAACTCTCATACTGTACCTCGATACGTTTTCCAAACAGCATTGTCAGGATCGTTCAGCCACTTGGCAAATCCACCCTCGTCCACTATGTGAAAGCCTCTCATAATCCCTTTTTGGTTTAGTACATCAATCACCGTAAAGGGTATTCTGGCTACATGGTGCAACTCGTTAAGATGCCCTGTCCTAGCTTTGTCGAAATCTAACTGAGCCTTGTTAGCCTCAATGATCTCGGTTACATCCTGTTTTGTTTCAATGACTAAACCACCGTCACCGTCTGCGTATGCTGTCTGAGTCCGTATCGGAGTGCTCATAAAATCCTTTTGTAGTTCCCCCTAGCCCGTAGGCTAGGAGGATTTGCTACTAATTACAGCGACATATCCAAGTCAGCGATAATGCCATGTGCTGCTTCGTTCTTAACTTCCAGCGTGACTTCAGCCAACAACTGAGTATTCTCAGAGTCACCAGTCTTAGCCAGATCGCTAGTCTGGAACGGACGCAGATACGCTAGTGCTGCGTATTCTGGATCAAGTACCAGAGCATCACGATTTCTCATGAATCTTTGAGGTACAACCTGCATTGTGCCGAAGTCGCTCAAATAGACATCAGCCGCGCCAATGATGGTAGTAGGGGTATTCGACGGAGCCATGTAACGCTGTTGTGCGATACCAGCAAACGACGAAACCTTCTGCTTACCAGCCGAACCGACCATCAGAATCTTAGGCGAACCACCCGACTCAAACACCTCTGCAACAACGGTTTTCAGCAGAGCTTCGGTGAAAGTACGCTGAGTACCGTCAGTACGAGTCGATACACCGATAGTCGCAGGATCAGCACCACCCGAACCAACGGACGAGTTAGTCTTGATCCATGACAGCAGCGAACCGAGTTTACGAGCAGTAGTCGACGTACCAGCCGAACGACCTTGGTTAGCCAGCAGAATCGTTTCCAGATCGCGCTTGATCTCAGCCGATGCTTTAGCCAGTTGATAAGCCTTTTCCGACTTACGACCTGCCTTGTTGACTGCATCCAGAGTACCCGAAACCTGAACGGTCTTTTGGATGATCTGAGTGTAGTTACCAAGACGAACGGTAGGAGCCAAAGTAGCCGAAGTAGCGTCTGCACCTTCAATCGCTGCGTTAGCAGTAGTAGCAGCAGCCAGAGCGTCAGTTTGCCACTCGTGATAAACGGCAGTTGCTTTGGTCTTGCCAATCGAACTCATGAATGGAGTTTCGGTAGGCGAGATGTCATAGATGATGTCGGTCAAATCTTCGCGCTGACCAATCGCGGAATGTGCTGTAAATGTAGGCATGATATTTCCTATAAGAATCGTTCAAATGCTCTTGCGGCATCAGCAACCCTTCCGGTTTGCTTTGCTCGCGCCTTTAACTTTTTCAGTTCATCGTTACTGTCTCTGCCTTGAGATACCCCCGATTTCATGACTTTCGGAGCCTCGTTCACCTTCTTGGTGATGGCAGGTTTAGAGCTTTGCAACTTATCGTATTGCATCGCCTTCCATAACGTCAGAACCGCACGAGAGTCATAAACTCCCGCTAACTCTTGTTCAGAGAAACCTAGTTTGAGTCCAAACTCCCTAAGTTCCCGCTTCATCGCATCACCCTTCTTTGGGTCAGCATACTCAGGAATAACCTCTGCCAGTTTACGAGCCTCAGCCTGTATCACAGACCCTAGCTGTTCCTGACGTTCCTGCTCCTGCTGCATCGCAATTCGCTGTCGTTCAGCCTGAACTTGAGCTAACTGCTTCTCCCGCTGACTGAGTTCTGCGACCTTAACGGCATAACCGATAGGATCGTTTTCCTTCAAATAGTCCAGATTCTCTGTCTCTGGCTGCTGGTTGAGCATCTGCTCAATAACCTGCAACCGTTCTGCGTATTGGTCACGCAGATACCTAGCTTCCTCGATACGCTGCCGTTCTGCTTCTATGGCTTTACGTTCTTCAGCTACAGCTTGCGATTTCTTTGTATAGTCTGTGCCAAGTTGATAAGACTTGATTAGCTCATCAAGGGTTACCTCACGTTCTTCTCCGGCTGCTTTCACCCGGAACTTCTGAGGCTCCTCTTGCTCATCCTGCTCATCTTCTTGTTCTACCTCATCAGAATCGTCCGCTTGCGCTTCGTATTCCTCAGATTCGGCTTCGCTATTGTTGACCTCTGAGTTCAGTTCAGGTTGTTCCTTTTCGGAGCCTTCTTCTGAACCCATTAGACCCAAAATAGCGTCGGCTGCACCACCTACAGTCAACTCTGGACTACCGGATTCCGGTGTCGTTCCTTGTGTATCGCTCATGTTTTCTTTCCTAAATTATATCGGGAACCGCCCGAAACGGGTTACAAAATCTTTAATCGCTTCTCCTCGATTAGCTTCTCTGATGCTAGTCCTTCAAGATACGTTTCAATCGAATCTAATGCCCTCAACTGACGATAAGCAGACTCCCTTACATCAGACTGACCATAATCGCTAGTTGCGAACTTGGCAATCTCGTTAGACCGGAGTTCTTGCATCATTTCCTGAAAGTTCTCATCCTTCAGGAGTATCTCAGCCCAAGTTGCTTTGGTCATTTTGTCTCCAGCAATCCAACAGGCATCCGTAGTTCAGTCGGAGCAGCAAACGGGCTTTGACCACTAGCCTGACGAGACTGAGCAAACATCATTGCCTTATTGTAAATATCCTGAGTAGGCTCACCACCCTGTAGCAGATAGTTCACTTCCTGCTGCGTTAGCGTAGGAACCAGCAACGGAAAACTCATACCACGATCATCAGTAGCCGAGATTTCAGTCGAGAAACCTTCTGAGCTAGGCAACATACCGAAATAGCCCTTACCCTTCATCGATAACGGCTCAGACGGACTCTCAGCGTATCTAGCCCCATACGAGGCTATACCCTGCTGAATGATGTCGTGTAGTAGTCCGTTCATCGTCCTAACAATCCCGGAATCTGTACCGTTACTGGTCTGCCCTGTCCTACTGGCATATTTGCCTCTCCATAGATTCTAGCTATGGTATACGGATCAAGCGTATTTACAACGTAATCGCCGCGAGACATTGTTTGCATCAGGTTTTGATTCAACTTGTTAAAGTCGTAAACGTCAGAAACAACCACGTTCCCTGTCTTTGGATCAATCTTGTAATTGAACTGACCCAATGTAGTCCTGATGTTCTCAAACGGATTACGCTCTCCAGCAGCTACACCAGCAACCTGAGATGTTTCCTTTGGAGTTAGAAACTTGGCATAGTCCTCATACTTAATAGAACCACCAGCGGCTTTAGGATCAGCAGCCTGTTTAGCTCTTACTAACTCACCAATCGTCTTTAACTCAGACTCAGTAAAGTTTCTTTCCGTAATCGGAGTTCTCTGCTCATCTGCAAAAGTTTCCAAATAAATACGCTTGTTAGATGGCATAGAGCTACGGTCTGCAACTGCG